GCAGTGTTTGTAGCGGTTGGTTGGTACGTTGAATAATCTTCTTGGTTTGAAAATCTTATAAACATTGGATCCTGTGTAGTTGAATCACCAATCGTTGTTTCAGTTCCAAAGTGGAATAAATGTCTATCTCTATCTGATACCAAAGTTAATCTTGTTTTAGTAGGAGCTCCTGACATTAAACTTGCTCTATTTGATCTTGGGTTAGATGCCCCTGCATCCCAAGTAAACGTTCTACCATTATGAATGGTTGCAATTAATATTTCTCCAAAGTTATCAAGACTCCAGATGCCTGGATCCAGGATCACGTCACTAATTGTACGCTCCGTGCCCCAGGTAGAATTTCCCCATAAGTATGTGCCCCATCCATACCCTGCTGTTTGAAATGTTGGACCAACAGTTACATATGGATCAATTTGTGCGGAACCTGTTCCTGAAGTTGTAGCTGCAGAGTTAGATGGCATTGTAATGTCAAATGCATTTGCAGTTACATTACTTATTTCAAATGTATTGTTTTCAAAATCTGTTGTTGCATAACCTGATCCTGTTGGAACAGTGACTGATGAAAATGTTACATATCGTCCAGAGCTTAATCCATGAGAAGTTTTGTTTACAGTGACTGTTGGAGAACCGGTTGATGCATCAAAATTAGCTCCAGTAATTCCTGTATCTAAAGGTGTAATGTCATAAAACTTATCACCATAATATAAAAACAAACCTTGTGATGTACCGATTGCTGCATACTTCTCACCTGCTAAAGATGTCCATGTATGTTGAGCTCTAGCTGCACCGGGAAGAGTTTCATTATCAATAGTTAGTTGTTCCCAACCACCTATTTTTTCTGGTAAGCCATATCTAAATCTAACAAAATCACCATCAGTCCATTGAGACTCAGCTCCTGATTGTGTTATCTGTTTATTAAAACCGGGTTTAAACTGTAGTTTTTGAAGCATAGCACCTCATTATATATGCTTTTTATTATTTTAATAGCTTAATTTTACCAGTATTGTGCAATACTGTCTATATTCATTGTAAAAGACATTTTTTTATCTTTTTTACTAATAACCTCATGATACACATTTTTAGGTGAAATCAAAGTTTTCTGAGGAGATAATTTTATTTTTTGATCGCCTACGATCCAATCTGAATTACCATATATTTGTTTTACAAAAACATCGTAGTTATGAGCATGAGCTGGGAAACTTGCTCTCTTACCTGGTCTACTAAAGTAAAGATTGCAGTTAGGAATAAATCCTAGTTCTTTTAAAAAAGTTTTATATAGTTTTCTTAGGTCTTTATGTATATCAAGAATATTAGAAACAATTGTTGTATACCCTAATTCATATATTTGAAACCATTTATCATAATCTAAAAAACCATCATCAGAAAAAAGAGAAAGAGTTTTATATCCAGTTATATTTATAACTTCTATAGATGGCTGGTTATTATATGCATAAAACTTAGGCCATCTTTTTCTTATTTTTAATAACTCTAACATTTCTTCTTCAGTTATATTTATTTTAATATCTTCTAATATCTTTAATATTTTATCTGCTTCTTTATAATCTAAAAAAAGTTCCATATTAAATTTTATATAAATTAAAAGCTAAGGTTATTCTTGTTTTATCTTTTTTTAATACATCTACCTCATGAATAGTATTAGATGGAAATACTAAAACATCTGATTTTTTTCCATAATAAACTAAATCTTCAAATCTTGTTGGACACTCAAAACAATCTGTATAATAAATTACTCCAGATAAAGAACCTGCGTGAGCGTGTTTGGTATTACTTGAGTGTTTATTTGCAAAATTTATCCAAAAATCATAGTGATCAAAATGACTTTCGTTTTTTCTAATTCTAATCTGTCTTTCAAGTGGATTTAAATTATAATAATATTCTCCTAATTTTATTAAATAACCAAACATAAATGATGATTCAAATAAACTTTTATCTACACTTATTTGATAAGAATTTTTACCGTGATTATCATGAGCTAATAAAAATTTATATTTTGATTTTCTCTTTTCATTTGCTTTTTTAACAAAAGATTTTAATTCATTAAAAACTTCATTAGGTAGTTTATGTTTTAAAATAGTTTTTGTTAAAAATTCGCTATCTTTAAATAAATTTATATGACTACGTTCCATTCTAATTTTTCTACAATATTCTCTAAATATATCTTTTTTAATTTATGCTTCTTAACATAATTATTTAATTCTTCAACATCAACTAAGATATAATTTTTATTTTTTTTAAAAACAATTTTGTCTGCTTTAGATTTAATACTAACTTTTTTGCCTGTTTCATCATTAAATTTAGACATAGGTCTTATGTCAAACTTTAAAAGTTGATTAGATTTATTTTTTAATATTCCTTCTATATCCCATAGCTCATTACTTTTTTCTTGTTGTGTAGCGTATCTAATATTTTCTATATGTTTTAAAAAATCTTTCATTTAAATATATCTTCTGTTTTCTCATTACACAGTAATTCAAAATTAATAGATATTCTATATTCTTCTGTGTTAGGTTTTTTTGGCGCATGTTTTAAATAACTAGGGAATATAATAAAATCATTTTCTTTTGGAAAAAAATCAAATCTATTTCCTTCATGTTCAATCTCTAATTGACCTTTTTCTTCACTAGGAATTTTTAGATAATAAACTGAATTAATAGAACAGGTGTTTTTGTGATCATGCCATACATGATGGTAATCATTTTTATTAGTACAATAAACATAAGCTTTATTATTATTATTTTTATGTAAGGTAAAATTATTTAGTAATTGTTTAGAAACATTTATAAATTTTTGATACATTATTTTATTAAATAACTTGTCTACAAACTCTACATTATGTTCACCATAGTTATTATTATTAAATTTAATTTTAGGTATTACTATTTTATCAATTAAAAATTGTTTCTCTTTTTGTGAAGGTATATAAAAATTATTTAATACAAATAATGGTAATTTACTCATCTAAAATGCCTATATTAAAGGCAACACTTATTCTAGATTTTTTGCTTTTACTTGGTTCTACCATATGTAAAGCTCCGGGCGGAAATAAAATTAAATCATATTTTTTAGGTAAAAAAACATATTTTGCAAAAAAATTAGGATCATCAAAATAATCAAAATTATTATCTGAATATTTACCATAATCACTATCTAAAAAAACTAACCTTCCACTATCTTTAGGTGTTTCTATATAATAAATACCGGATAGAATTATATTTTTTGTTGGATCTGAATGATTGTGTAAAGAATTATAATCCCCTAATTTATTTTCATTAATCCACCAAGAATGATTATATATTTTATATTGTTTTTTCCTTGGATTTAATTTATCACAAAATGCTTTAGAATGTTTTAAAAACACTTCTTTACAAATTTCAGGTTCTCTTAAAGGTTTAAAATTATAAGTTTGATAACCACCTTCATTACTTATTTTTTCTCCTGTTTTATTTATTCTTTTTTGATCTTTTAATATTTTTTTAAAAAAATTAACGTATTTATCGTTTTTAATTTGTGTAGTGTAAATTGAAGTTTTAAATATATCTGTAATCATTTTATATATAATTTATGTTAATATTTATTCTAGCATTTTCATCTGTGCATGTACCACTGCAATGTTCTAATGATGGATCAAAAAATAAAACTCTGTTTGCAATACTTTTTATTTTTTCACCAGTGCTTAATTTTGTGTATCCATTATTAGTATTTATATAAAATAAAACACCTTTGTGTTTAAAATCATAATCAACATGATAGTCGTGTTCTATTGTTTGTTCAGTTTTAAGATATAAATTTGCTTTAATTCTAATAATTCCGTAAACTTCAATTCTATCCATTAAACTATCAATTATATTACTAAAAGTAGAATTTTTTTGAAAATCTCTATACAAACTATGAGTAAAATATGCACCATCATTTTTACTACCCACACCTTCAGTATAAAACCATGGAAATGCATCACTTGTCATAATATCTTTTATTTTTGTAAATTCATCCTTAGGTAAAAAATTATCTATAACTTTATGCATTTTAAACTTTATCTAATAGTAATTCTAAAGATGCTATTTTATCCAAATACTCTTTGTTTATTTTTAATAAAGCATCTCTTTCTGTTTTTAATTTATGAACAGTAAATCTAAATTCCTTGTTTAATAAAACTTCAGAATTTTTTACCATTCTTTCTGAAATTACTTCTTTTTTTAATTCTTCTATTTCATCTTTTAATTTTTTTATTTCTTCTTCCATTACTTTCTTCCTTTAAACCAGTCAGGTAAACCTATAAAAGGTCTTCCATCATATTTATTTTTATGTTTATAGTTTATATTGTTATAATGTAAAAAAACTTGTACGCAAGTATTACCAGTAAATTTTTTTCTATAGTGTTCAAATAAATAACCTTTATAAACTAACATATCTCCAGGATTTAAAATAATTTCTTCACCTTCTTTCTTAGATGGAATATAGTCACCTTCAACTCTTTTTCCTTCATTTGAATTTTTTAAAATATAAATAGGCCATTGATCTCCACCTAAATTTAGTGTTGTTGAAATTTCACATTCATGCCTATCTTTATGTCTTTTTAATTCATCACCTTTTGTATATATTCTTGTATAAGAATAATTTGGAATTAATTTTTTACCTGTATGTTTTTCCATAGTAGGATGTAAATCTAATAATAAAGTTTCCATAGCAATATCCGCATAATGAGAATAAGCATTAGGACATTGAAAATCTCCTAACGTTCCATAATGTGTATCAAAATCTGTTATAAAACTATCTTTAATTAATTTAGTAGTAACTTTCTTTTTAAGAATTAAATAATTATATAAAAATTTAGCAGTATCTTTTGATATTGCTTCTTTAATTATTGTATAATTTTTTTTATCAAACATAAGGTTTTCCTAATGTCCAAGATACAAGTGAATATCTTGTTCCTTTAGTTACTGGCATTACTCTGTGATAAATAAAACTTGGAAAAACAATAATAGAACCTCTGGTAGTATTAAAAGCTTCACAAGTATGTATATCTTTTACTTTATCTTTAGTGTGATTTCTAAAATCAAATTCTAATTTTCCTCCTTCATATGTAGAAGGATCACTTAATTGAATAACACAAGATAACTTTCTTATTTTTCCTCTGTATCCTTTAAATTGGTGATCTTCAGAATAAGGTTTAGGAAAAGCATCAGCATGCCAAGTATAATGTTGTGTTTTTTTATATATTGTAAATTGACAACTTTCTGTAAAATCGTATTGAAAATTCCATTTAGCATTTTGATTTGCCTTAGATACAAATTCATGAACAGCTCTAAAAATCCAATTTTTATCTAAAAAAACTGTATTTGAATGTCTAATTTTTTTTAAATCTTTTAAATCTTTTTTATTTAATTTTTTTTTATTATTATAATTACCTGTAATTGCAATATCAGATTTTTGTTGTAAACCAGTTTTAATCACATCATCACAAAACTTATCTGAAAGTACACCTTTCCAAAACCAATAATAATTTTCTAATATCATTTTCTTACTATATTTCTTTTATATCTAACTATAACAAAGTTATAATTAAATCAAGTCTATTAAAATGGTATTTTAATTAGGAGTAATGGTATTAGATGCTGCGGTAAAAGTTCCGTAAGAATCCCAAGTTTGCGTAGTAGGGTTCCAATGTTCTACAGGTTGAACATCATTTTCATCTACAGGGTTTTCTAAATATTTAATTCCTACCCATACTTGTAGGTCTTCGTTCCATTCTACTGCATGATTAGTTTCATCAGGTTTAGGAGTTGGGGGATCCCATAAATAAGTTGTAGTATTTAAAGTCCAAGATGGAAAAGGTTTTGTATTTATAAAAGCATCT